CGATAACGGTGATTGGGTAGAACGTTTTATAGTAAGAGACATGTTTGCTGACATTGAAGGTGGTAAAACTAAAGCTGAACAAGAAACAGAGTTTCAAGCTTCACTTGATGCAGCTACAGCAGCTAATTATCGTAGTACACGTAACAATTTATTAGCTGATACAGATTGGACGCAAGTAAATGACAGTCCGTTGGCTAACGATGTTAAAACACAGTGGGCGGTTTATAGATCTGAACTCCGCAACATTACGGATTTAGATGAATGGCCTAACTTAGCTGACGAAGATTGGCCTATAGCACCGTAAGGATAGAGCATGGATAAACGTACACGTACACTTTCTCAAGCACACTCTCGCATTGATCAAGTCGAGAAAGATGTTGTTGAAATTAAGACTACTATAACCCTTACAGTAAAAGACTTGCAGCAAAGGATTAAGCGTTTAGAAATGATACTAATCGCAATTACTGGCGCAAGCTTACTGCTTCTTATACGAATGAACTTCTTAGGCTAGGCACATGGACCCGGTAACAATCAGTGGTTGCGTAGCTCTTGCCACTGGCAGTTTTAAGGCCATCAAGGGAGCCGTAAGCGCCGGGAAAGATCTAAGTGATATAGCTGGTCAGTTAAATCAGTGGGGCAAAGCTTGCTCGGATTTCTCTATGCTTCAGCAACGTGAGGAGAACCCTCCCTTTTGGAAAAAAACATTTAAAGGTAGCGATGAGGAAAACGCTATTTTAATATGGAATAATGAGCGTAAATTTAAGGAAATGAGGGAAACGCTCCGTTCGGAAATCAGTTTCGTATACGGACCATCCGCGTGGAAGGAAGTTTTGGCAATCGAGGCGCAGCAACGTAAAAGGCGTAAAGATGAACTGTATAAAAAACAGGAGCAACTAGATGCGATTATTAACTTTGCTATTGGGTTTATTATTTTTATCCTCAGTGGTGGTATCTTGTTCTGCATTTTCTATTTCATCGGCAAATGGCAAGGGCGTTGGTGATCATGTGGGTGCTATTATGGTTACAATTAGTGAGTGGAACTTTTGATCATTACCACGTAGGTAGTTACTCTAGTGAAGAAGCTTGTAAGCAAGGCAAAGCACAAGCAAAGGTGCTAGTCACCAGCCAAAACTCTAAAGTAGTGTGTATTAAAATTGAACGGTGATATTAAAAGAGTGGCGTAATAAATATATTATCTATGATAAAAACGGAAAAGTTGTTATAATTACACGCGATAAGAATGTAGCGGTTAAATACGCAAGGTCTTTGAAATGACTGAATTTGAGAAAGCTGATCTAAACAATAACGGCGTTATAGAAAAAGCTGAGTGGAACAAACTGGCGTTGGAAGATCGCAGATTAGAAATGATTGACCGGGATCTTAAGCGCAATGCGGAGCGTAGGTTTACAGGCGCGGCGCTCTCCGGGATGTTAATATATCCGTTTTTTATATTGTTAGCATCTGTATTAGGCTTTGACCAAGCAGCTAGTTTGATAACAGATGTTGCATCAGTTTATGTCTTGGCGGCGAGTGCAATCGTGGGAAGTTTTATGGGCTTCAACGCCTACAGTGCAAAAGCTGAAAGCAAGAAAGCAAGCATAAAGATGGAGGGAGATTGATGTTTGATTTATTAGGAAAGCTGGTAGATCCAGTTAGCAATATTCTTGATAAAGTTATTGAAGATAAAGATCAGAAAGCAAAGTTAGCCCACGAAATTGCAACGATGGCAGAGAAAAATTCTCAAGCTTTGATGATGCAACAGTTAGAAATTTTAAAAGCTGATGCACAAGGTAACTGGTTTCAAGCTTCTTGGCGTCCACTTATCGGCTGGATTTGTGGTATATCATTAGGAATAAATTACATGGTTGCGCCCATTGCATTAGGTTTTGGTTTTGCAATACCGCAAGCTGATATGTCGGTAATGATGCCGTTGTTACTTGGTATGCTTGGCATTGGTGGTATGCGTTCATTTGACAAGTTACAAAAAACGGACAGCAAAAAATGAAAGTAAATCTTGGATTAGCATTTGCAATGGTTGTGCAGCTGGTTGCATTAGTGTGGTATATTTCCGGGCTTGTGCATGATTTAGAACACTTGCAACAAACTGTGTCGGCGCAAGATGAACTTATCCGTTTGATAGATCAGGACGTAAATGATCTGTGGGCGTTCTGTACATTTACGGAAAATAAATGGGCCGAAGCGTATAGTAGTGACATGGTGTATGAAAGATTGTGTGGAACAAAGGAGTTTGTTGAGCAATGACTTTTAAACTAGGAAAGCGTAGCCTTGAAAGATTAGAAGGTGTAGACGAGCGCATGGTTGCTGTTGTTAAACACGCAATCGGTGCAACTAAAATAGACTTTGGTGTTATTTGTGGGCTACGGACTATAGAAGAACAAAAAGAGTTGGTTGCAAAAGGTGCAAGTCAAACGATGAAATCTAAGCATATTGACGGTATAGCTGTAGATCTTATGGCGTACATTGGTAGCCGGGCAAGTTGGGAACTTAATTTGTATGACGATATAGCTGATGCAATGGCAGAAGGTGCAAGGACTTGTGATGTTCCTATAAGGTGGGGCGCAGCATGGACTGTTTCAAACATAGCGCATTGGGATGGCACGATGGAAGCTGCAATGAATGATTACGTTGATACTCGGCGTGGTCAGGGTCGCAGACCGTTTATTGACGGTCCACATTTTGAACTAATGGTATAGGAGAAAGCAAATGCCACATGGAAAAAAACACGGTCTTTATGAGAATATCAGGTTAAAAAAGGCTAGAATTGCTGCCGGAAGTGGAGAAAAAATGAGAAAGCCCGGCACAGCTGGCGCGCCTACTGCACAAAATTTTAAAGATGCAGCAAAGACTGCAAAGAAACGCAAGAAATCTATGATGTCTTGATATGGCAAGACCACCAGAACGTACCGGGAATAGTGGCAGACGCGCAGCGTTCTTACAACGCATGGGTAAAATGCCGGGTCCAACTAAAAAGAAAGATGGCACTGACACGCCGTTGTTGAAATCATTAAAGGCATGGGGCGCTAGCTCTAAGTCTGAAGCAGTGGCAAAAGGCAAGCGCATATCCATGATGAACAAGAAGAGGAAAGCATAATGCCAGAAAAATTAGAACGAAGTTTAATGGATCGCGCTACGAAGAAAGGTCTTAAAGGTAAGAAGAAAGACGCTTACGTTTATGGCACAATGCAAAAGGTTGGCGGTCCGAAATTAGCAAAGAAAGCAGCGGAGACAGGAAATGTACAAAAAAAAAGGTAAACCTAAAAAGTCAATGATGGACAAGGGTTATGGCAAGTAAGCGCAAACATTTTTTGCCAAACGGCAAAGAGCACAAAGGACCGACACATAAAATGTCGGACGGTACGCTACATACTGGCGCTACGCACACAAAAAACAGTCAGGTTTTGTCGCATAAAAAACCTAAATCTATGATGGATAAAAAATAGACTACGGTCTTGGCATCGGTTTAATTATTTCACGATAGCCAGAAGAAACTGGTGTACGTCTGCAATACATCATTATCTCTTTGCCGTATGTATCTGCAAGTATATTGTATAGACTATCTAATACATTATCACCCATAGCGTCATAGCATTCTTGTTGGCTTGGGAAAATAACATTAGTAGATACATCATGATCTTCAACAACGTACTCAATTACAAGTAACGTATAAAATAATTTAAACATTGTTTATCTTTCTTGTTTTGATTATATTAATGAAGAGGGAAGCTTCTCTGGTCTTCCCTCACCATTTATTCCCAAGGAAAATTAGGTAAAGTAATGTGACGCTTTCGCGTTAGTTCATCTACTTTTGTTTTTCCATTTCCATTACTGCGTTCAAACGGTATTCCCATTCTATACGCTAGGGTTCGTAAGTTTGTTGGATCAATGCCAAGCTGTTTAGCTGCACTGTTAATAGTTAAGTGTTTGTACTGCTCAACCAACTCCTTCATTTCATCGTAAAACTTTTTCTTCAACGCCGGGTAGGGCTTTAGCTCCTCCAAGGCGCACTTTGCTGTTGTGGTTGTTGCCATTGTTGTTGTGCCTGTTGTTGTTGTGGTGCTTGTTGTTGCTGCTGCTGTTCTCTTTGATTGGGGAACATTGTCCAGCTTCCTATTTTGGGCCATTGCGTAGGATCATCACCTTGCTTTGCGCGCACTTGAAAGCTTACTACTAATCTATGTTGCAGCATTAAACTTTGTATTTGTTCGATTGCAGCCATTGCTTCCGGGCTACCTTTCATTTCTTTAGGTTCATTAATCCATCCGGCAGCTGTCATATTTACAGCTTGTCCGTTGTTCATAAACCCTTCTATTTGTAAGTTACTGTTTCCCATTTGTGGTTTCATAAGAACGCCTTTCTTTTGTTAACTTCTTGTTGGATTTTATCGTATAGTTTTGGAACTTCTAAATGTAGCCTATCAAGCTGGCTACTAAAATGATCATCCCATTGTTTAAGTTCATCTAGATTTGCAATGGTTGGTATCTCTGCAATTCTTTCAGCTGTAAAAGCTTCCCAGTTTGCATCTAT